GGAAACACATTATCAAATGTTTTTGTTGTCATACCAAATGGAACACTTTTGATACGAGTTCTTATTGGTTCAACATTAGCAATGTTTACCAAGTCCTGTCTTACAATGTCTGAACCAACAAAGTCAACTTCTTGTGATACATAGTCCTTATAGTCAGAACCAGCAACAGAGTTCCAAATACCATAAAACCAAGGTGTTATTTGTTCTCCTACACCAGTTGTAGAAATAAGTGAATAAGAGCCTCTTGCTTTTATTTGGCTCTCGCCCTCTATGCCTATTTGTTTTGACTTATAGCACCAGTCAATACCTTGTGTTCTTTCTTCTGGTGTAACAAACTGAAACCAACCGGGTTGCCAGTCATAAACATAAGCATCATCTATAGTTATGTCTGTTATTCCATCAGTAACTATTATTGTTCTATCAACAATGTCAGTAACAATGTTTGTTGTTGGGTTTTTTTGACCTATCAAAAGGGTGCTATCTCTATTGACCTTTCTCAAAGGTATGTAGATCATGTCATGTTTGTTTCTTCCATAGAAATAAATACCATTTGGGTTTGATAAGTTATTTGCTGGAACAACAGAAGCATCCCATTTTATTGTTATTAGTCCTTCTACTGGATCATAACTACACTCTGACGTTGGAGCCGCAGGACCACCGGGAGTAAAGCCAAGGTATCCTGAAGATCTTTCTGTTGGTAAAATAAAATACATTGCATCATCAACAGCGCCATCCCAACCAAAAGGTAGCCAACGAGTTTTATCAATGTGAAATGAAAGAGAATAACTTTTTATGTGAGTCCAAGAAGGTTGGGATGGAGTTTCTACAGATAGACGAATAGGCAATAACCAAACGTCATCATTTTGTTCGTAGAGAGCATCTTTATCTACATTTAGATAACCACCATAACGTTCGGCTGGATCAAAATACCAGTTTATCATACTTGGTGCTTCTTCTGGACGAACAAGCCTTCTATAAAAACCAGCAAACCTACGACCTTCAATGTAGTCATAAGTAGAGCCATCTTGAGCGCCGCCTCTTTTCCACTCAAAAATACGGAAAGACGAGTATGCACCAACTTCATGTTCTGTATAACCAATGTTTCCATTACCTGTTGTATAATACATTGAAGTTTCTTTTTTGCCACCAACAATAAACGTCTTTGTTTGAGTTGAAGCAAAAATAGGAAAGCTTACTTGTGTTTTATTATTTACAAGATAAGTGTATCTTTCTGTTTCTTCATCATAAGAACTATCAACAATACTATTGAAAGTCCATAAATACCAACCACCCTTGAAAACCCAAGCCATGTTTAGAAGAGGAAAGACAACAAATAACTGTTCGTTTACTTGATCGTAGTCAAGATGAACGCTATCAAAGTTGCCTTCTGCTCTCATAAGAAAGTCAGGAGCTTGTTGTGAAGATGGACCAGCAAAACCATTATTAGTAAAATAATGAATAAATGGGTTGATAGTTTCATACTGAAAGAAACGTTTTATTGGTAAGCCTATGTCTTGTAGCTCAAGACCATTGGTTGTAACATAGACGCCGTTCGTATCCATCCAATAAACTACGTTTTCTCTGAATAAAACACATTGAGCGCTTATGCATCCAACCTCATCATGGACTTTTACTGGACGACCGCCTGACTGTAGTATGCCTTGAGAGGGCTGATAAAGAAATGTTTGACTTTCAGACCATACACAAATAGCACCGTTTATTTGTTGAATAGCAGAAATGTTTCCATTCATTTCGTGAAAGGTAAAAGCATTTGCACCAATAATAGAGTTAGCTTGACCTACATCAGAGAAGTATAAAGTTTTACCAGCCGCATAAATAATGCGACCCTCAAATGCTTCAAGATCAACAAAGTTGCTTATGTCTCCATCTTGGATGTATGTGTAAGCATTATCAACAGCAAATGTTCCATCAACAAAAATAATAGGAGTTATTAGACCAGTTTCACCATAATGGTTTGACTGTTGATCGTTTAGCTCATCTCTATTATTTACAATGTTTACTTGTTTATAACGGTTATCAATAAATGCTGTAGGGTTATAAACCCAAACACCTTGAGCGTTTCCAAAGTAAAGAACTCCCAAATAGTCCTTGAAAAAGAAGGGTAGTGGTTTTGCAAGAGTAGGACTCATGTATTCAGAGCCATAGTTTCTTGTTTCATAATAACCACGATAATAAGGACTTACTTGTAAAACTTCTGTTTGATCTGCTGTGTGTCTATAAAGAGTTTCATACCAATAGTTGTTTGTAGTTGCATCATAGATGACTACAGTATAGTTATAAACTTTATCTGAAGCTTTAGAATAATAGTTTGTTGTTGTATTTCTTGAATAAAAAATACTGACTATTTGATCGTGTCCGAACTCTGTGCGAAAAGCATAAGTTCCAAGACATTTTTCAAGACCAAAAACCAAGTCAAATGTTTCACTTGATCTACCGGGTTTTAGATCGAGAGCATTTAGCTGACCGTTTATTTCAGCAACAGTTCCAAAGCCTTCTCTGCTTTCCCAAATAGCTCTATTCTTATAAAGGTTCTGAATAAAAGTTTGGTTATTATAGGGATCCTTTAGCTCCATCCCTGCTTCTATAATGTCAACTTCAGGTCTATTAGCAGCCATCCATTAGCCTCCTTTAGTAGCCGAGATAAGTTAGTTCGTCTGTTCCAATAACACCATTATTAGCAGAGAAAGAACGACCAGTAGATAAGTATTCGTTTAGTGCTTTTGTTCTCATTTCCAGTTGACCTACCAAAACTGGGTTTGTGGCAAAGTCCTTTATCATGTAGTGTTTGCAAGCAAGCAAAGCAATAAGGTCATGAAACTGAACGAGGTCATCAATAAATGCAGCACCAGCCAAAGTAATGTTGACTGTATCAAATAAGTTATCAAACTTTGCAACATACTCCAATAAAATGTGGTTCATTGTATCACTGAATAATAACTTATTACCGCGTAGCATGTATCTATTTACATCATTACGCATTTCAACAAGAGAGCGACAGGGCTGTAAATAATAACGAACTTGTCCTGTTTGTTCTGCTTGGCTTACTCTCATAAGACGATAAAGACGTTTATCAGTTGTAGCAACATTTGGTCCCATAATAAGAGAGCCTGCTGGTGTAGTTGCTGGAATAACAGCGAGGTCTATTTCTTTAGCATTTACATTTAGATAAAAAGCATCAGCTACATAAAAGTTGCTATCATTTTCAGCAACCTGTGAAAAGAACTCATCATAGCCTCTATTTAGAAATAGCACTGCATCAGCATCACTCATAAATGTAACGTCTGCATCATCAACATACTGCTTGAATAGTTGTGCGACTTCATAAGTTGTCATTACATCACTCCTCTTTTATTGACTACAGCGGCATCATTTGTTTGTGGTTTTAGTCCTTGTTTGACTTGACCGTAAGCACCAGCAGTCATAGCATTTTCAAGTTGTTGTTGAAGCATTTGTTCTTGTGCTGGAGCCGAAGAGACAAGCATTTCTTTTGCAAAGTTTTCTTGGTCGTTTGGTGCAACAGCATGTGGGAACACTTTATACTTGACCTTGTTTTCTGCTGGGTCTTGTGGGTTAGGTGGTTGGAAAGTAGCCAAGGCAACAACAATGTCTCTGATGTAGTCCCTGACTTCTTCAGATAATAAATAATAGTTGTCTGTTTTTACAAAGTCGCCAAAGACCTTCTTGAAACTCTTGAGGTCATCTGTAGCAAAGATCTCTATTTGAGCGCCTTCTTTTACAGCTTCAAGCATTTCATTAGCATGGTTGAGGTTAGCAACTTCATCAAGGACAAACGAGTTTCCTGTCTTGAAAGATAGCTCTTGTAGAGCAATGTTTGGTGGGATGAGTCCAAGTTGTAATAGTTGTAGAACTTTAGCATCTCTATCCGCAGTATCATCACGGAACATTGTGCCAGCTTCAAGAAAGATCTCTGGTGTATCAACTATGTCTGTATTTTGTAGTTGCTTGAAAACCATTGAACCAAGACCGTCAAGCATCCGAATAAAGCGTTGTTCTGTATAAAACTTTTTCATAAATAAAAGAACACACTCTGCCATTTCTTTTACAGCAGCTTCAATGTTATCTTGAGTCATAACAAGTTGTGTAACATCTTGGTCTGCCAAAGCATTGATGGCTTTACCAGAAGTAATGCCTACAGCACGACGACCAAGAGTTGTTGAGTGAATACCTGAAACATCAAGCATCTCTTGTTGCAAACGAGTTATGTGATCGAAAACATAAGATGGGATAGGAGTTCCTGCAACTTGTGAAGGAGTTCCACCAGCAGCATTATAATAAATGATCTCACCGGGAGTTCCACGAATAGCTGAACCATTTACACCAGCAGTTTTTGGAATAAGCCACTTGGGGTTAGACATGAGTTCAACATTTTGTAGAAGTTGGTTTCTGCTTTTATTATAAAGGTTTTGTAGGTCAATAATACCTTCAACCATACCTTTACCCCAAACTTTATCAGGTAAGTTGGTGTAGCGAATAAACTGAAAGGGGATCTTCTGAATAGGGTTTTCACCTTTATAGAGATACTCATTTCCTGAAACATAACAATACTTGCCATCAGAGAAAAAGATCTCAAATAACTCAACTCTTGGATAAGCAAAACTCTCACCCTCAAATGACTGTGTATGTGGATAGGTGTTATCTTCAACTGCATTTTCAGTTGATAGAGTAGCCTGTTTCATTATCTCTTCTCTTTTATTTGGAAAAGCTTTTATTAGGTCTTCTCTACGAACAACAGAACGAACGGCAATAAATGAGGACTCTTCAACATTATTGACTCCTGCTTCCCAAAAAATGTCATAAGGACTTACAACCTTTAGTTTGACTTCTTTTTTGTCTGGATCATAAAACTCAAGAAGACCTACGTTTCCACAAGAGACAAGCCATTCAACAGCTTTCTCCATGTCTCGTTTTACATTTTCACGATGATAAAAATACTTGATAGCTTCTTCTGATGACTTTGCTTTTACAATGTCTTCATTACTTGGAGAAGCTGGAAGAACTGAAATAGATGGATAGTTTGTAGCCAAACGAGAGCAGATGGCTCTATACATGTTTAGAATAAGGTTGATAATAAGTTGGTTTCGACCGGGTTGGTTTCGTAAGGTAACATACTGTTGTAATGACTTATCATAACGAATGTTTTGTTGACCGTTGAGATACATCAAACAAATGTCCCACATACGAGTTTGATCCAGTTTAGCATTTTTAGAACTCTGTAAAACAGATGCTATCGCTTTAGGATAGCCTTCATTATCAAACTGGTTGATGTCTGGTGTTGTTGTTGAGTCATAAGCCATGTTTTATTTTCCTTTAGCCCCCAAGGGTGCTGCCGCCGCCTATTGCTCCAGCTTTTTGTAAAAGTTCCATAATGTTTGTAAAACTACCAGCAGCTTTTGAGCCACCTGTTTTTTGTTGTGATGCAGCCATGTTTGCCATTTTTTGTTGTGCTGTATTTGGTTGCATACCTTGTGCTTCTGCTGCGTCAGCTTCTGCTTCTTGAACTGCTTGTTGTGCTCTTTCATAACCAGAACCAGCAATAAGTTCTCCTACTGGAGCAACGGCAGCACTACCCACTTTAGCTCCAGTAACTGGATCACCAGCCATGCCACCAAGAATACCACCAACAATAGCACCACCAAGAGGTAAAATGTCTTCACCCAAAGCTCTTGTAAATGAACCTCTTTCTTCTGCAAGCCTATTATAAGCAGCTTGAGCGCGAACAGATGCGGCTTGTTTTTGAGCTTCTTTTTCAGCAACCGCAGGGCTGAAAATACCAGCAGATAGTTTAGGCATTATAGTTTACTCCAAAAATGTCATTGACTGAAGTTCCTTCCAGTTCTTGTTGTTTCTGATGTTCTATCATAAACTCAACTTCTTTATTTGTTTTTATAGTATTTGCTATTACATAAGCAGATAGGTCTTTTCTTATTTTTGCAAGCTCTTTCAAGAAGAACCATAAACCAACAGAAAACACTATAGAAACAAACCAAAGACATAAAAGCATAAAATAGAACTCCTTGCAGAAAGGGGCTGGTAAGCCCAGCACAAAGCCAAACCTACCAGCCCCTTTGCCGTTGTTATTTTTTAGAATGCAACGCCGATGATAGCACCGTTAGCGTTAGGACGCTCACAGTAAACATCACAGTAGAGGCGGTAGTAGCCTTCGTAGGCGTCAATACCACCAGCACCTACGCCTGCACGTGCAAGGATGTTGCCGTCGAGATCCGCGAAACCGGGTTTCTCAAGTTCGGCAAGTTTCCAAACTTTGGTGTGTAGGAAGTAGAAGATGTGTTGTCCTGCATCTACGCTTACTTTTAGTGGGATGCCATTGAAGCCAAGCCCACTGAAACCACCGTCGCCGTTTTTAGCGGAGTCAGTGATCTTGAATAAGTTGGCAGCGTTAGCACCAACCAATAAGTTGGTGTAGGACTGACGTTGTGCTGGGTTCAACATGATAATGTCAGGTTGAACGCCAGAGTCAGTGTAGATGCTATCTGTAACTTGTTGCATACGACCAAGAGTTAGTGCAGCAAAAGGATCGTAGTTAGCATCAACGCCTGTAACGTTTTGAGTTGTGATGCTGTTGGTTTGTAGAGCAACGTTGAAACCACCAGTTGCATCAGTTCTATCAACACCAAAGTGTAAAGGTGAAGATAGGTTTGTTGCAATACCGTTTAGTTCAAGAACAGCTTCATTGAATGCTGCTGTGCCTACGGTGCTTACGCCAGCTTTGATAACAACTGCGAAGCCCGCTGTTGGCTCAAGTCCTGCATTAGAAGCAAGAGTTGTATCCATACGGTCAGCAGCGGTTGTAGTGATGCTGATAGTATCTGCACCAAAGTCAACAGCAGAGATAAAGCCTTCAGCGATAAGACCACCACCGCCTTGGAATACAAGACCGTAGGTGTCAGTTCTACGAAGTTCAATAACAAGTTGCTGACCTGCGGCAATAGCAGCAGTTCTCTTACGAGCCAACTCTTGTAGATCGCCAGAGAAAGGATAAACTACTGTAGCATTAGCATTGTCAATACGACGATGAACGTAGCCCAACACAATGTTGCCAGAGAAACAAGCAACGTTGGCACGCTTACGAACGTCTTCAACAAGTTTACGTAGTTCAAGGTCAATGTAGTTGCCGAAAGAGTATGCACCTTTGGCAGATGAGATAGCAGGACCAGAGATCTGGAAACGACCATAAAGGAACTTGGCAGTTACGTTTAGTTCGCTGTAGATCTCTTGACCGGCAGTAGGTAGAGCAGCGCCTTCAGCGGCGAAGCCTACACCTTGGTTACGACCTACGTGAACTGGTATAATAACTCTTTTACCAGACCAGTCGAGTTTTGCTTTCTCGAATAGTTCAAGCATTAGGACTTCTTGGTTTAGCTGTTCTGCGACAGCAGCGGCATAGAAGTTCTTTAGAACCGCTTGTAGTGATGATAGTGATGCAGCCATTTTATTATCCTCCTGTAAAGTGTTATAGGCTTATTACATGTTGTGTTTTAGAAACTCATAAAGAGCATCTCTGGCTTGGTCCATTGTCTTTGGAGTTGGTCCAGAAACTACCGACTTGCCTACGAGAGAGCCGCCTGCTGGGTTTATTCTTGGTGGTGCTGAAGGTGTTACACCCTTTACACCATTAGTTTGTAAATACTCTGCAATGGCTTGTTCTCGGACTGAAGAAACAAATGTATTATACTGTTCTGCAACAGACATAACATCTGCGTCTGGGTCATTGATAACAGCGTTTAGCAAAAGTTCTGATGAAACATGAGGATACTTCTGTTGTGCTACAGCTATTTCCTTTGTGAGTTGCATTTGAGCCTTATCTACCTCAAACTGATAAAGCTTTTGCTCTATTGTTTGTAGTTTATCTTGATAAGGATCGTTTGATACTTCTCTTTCATGATCTGAATAGAACTGATCCAAAATACTTTGCTCTGATCTACTCGAAACTTCTGCTTTTGGTGCGGACTGAAGTTGGTTTTGTAAGTCGGCAAGTTGACGCTCAAGGTTTGACACCTTATTTTTATACTCATTTCTTGCTTCTATAACGCTCTTGAAACGGGAATAAGGAACGGCATGTCCTTCATCGTTGGTTGCTTCAGTTGGCGATGCTGATGCTATGTTTGACGCCTGTGATGTTTCTTCTCTCCCCGCATTATTCTCAACATTGCTGTTATCATTTTCAGTCGCACTATTTTGGAACAGGTTAGCGACCTCCTGTTGTTGTTGTTCCGTTAGGAAACTCATTTCGCTTTCTCCTTTAGGTCAGTTTTTTACTTGGTTCTGATCCAAGACCTATTCATTACCACTCTCAAACTATCGATCATCGTCCCACTGACCCACAAGCCTATCCAACTCTGTTTCTTCAGCCCAATAACTGTCTGGAACACGGCTGGATGGAATACCTGTGGCTACCTCAAAAGCTATCATGTCTCTGATGTTATCTGGTTTATTAGCTTTTTTTATCTCTTCTTCATAATAATAAGCTTGGTCTTCTCCCATTAGAGCCAAACCAAGAGCAAAGATAAGATCGTCGTGGAAACCTGACTCTGCTTCAGCCTTACCTTTATCATTATAAACAAAGTGTAGGAACTCATAGCGCAAACGAGGACATTTTAGCTCTATTTTATTAGATGTTATTGTTTCAACCAGTTTAGCCATGAGGACTGGACGGCTTTTTGCACTGGTTGTAAAGCCTATTCGGTCGCTGAAGGCATTTTTCATCACATCCCATTTCGTTTCTGAATAAACATAGGGGTAGTCAGACGCTCTTATGTCCTCAATAATGGCTTGCCCGTAGGAGTTTCTTTCACAAATAACCAATGGTTTGTATTTTTCACAGACAAGTTTGATGGACTGTGCGTATTCTTTTAGAGTTATGTGATCGTAAAAGGTTGCAACAAGTGAGTATTTGTCTTTGTCTGAAATGTCAAGCATAACGGCTGCTGAAAAGTCCCCATTAGGGTCGCCTGATGCCGTATCAACACCAAGAAGATAGGCTTTGTATTTATTTGGTGGAGCAAAGAACGTCCAACCAAACTGTTTTGGTGGTTCAACAAGGTCTTTTACAAGATGAGGAAAGACAAAGGTTCCTGTAGCAATAAAGGCATCTTCAACTTTTGCTGGGTATTCTTGCTTGAAGTTATGAATGTTATTACCGCAACGAGTGCGAAGTGTATAAACAAACCAGTTTCTTTGTTGTTCTGATAAACCATGTTCTTTTAGATACTCAAACTCTACGTCTGAAGCCTTCCAGTTATCAGGAACATCCTTACGAACATAGTTTTTATCATCAAGCCAAGATAAGAAGAGTTTATTGTAGCCATTATTATCTTTCCAAAAGGTATAAAAGTCATTTAGACCATTAGGAGTTGTTTCAATAATAATGGTTGGGTTATTAGAAGCAGTTTGGAATAGGGACTGAATGGTGCTATTCATGTCATCCCAGAAGGCAGCTTCTGATGCATGGATGCGAGAATAAGTTGAACCACGAAAGTTTTGGCTATTGGCTGTGCCTATCTTGATAGATGAACCTGTAATAAAGGCAAGTTCATTTGCAGAGGCAGCAGTTGTTTCCAACTGAAGAAACTTTGGTAAGTTGCTATAAAAACGTTGATAAATAGAATAAATGTTGCGAACGGCTGCATGTGTGTGAGCTACAACAGCAACTCTTGTATTGACATTGAATAGAGCTTCCCAAAAAAAACGTGCAGCAATGTAGGTGGAAGAACCAAGCTGACGAGCTTTGAGAATAGAAAGAAAGCCATTTGACTCAAGTTCTTGATGAATAAGGTTCTGTGCGTAGTTTAGTTTTAGTGTTTGTAGTTTATCATCTTTATCTATTATCTTGAGATAGTTTTCAGCAAAATAAATAAAGTCATCCTTGCATCGCTGAACTTCTGCAAGGATCTTTGCTGCTTCATCTTTTTTCATTTAGGGGTTTACCTTATTCCTTTTTACCAGCAATAACTGCAAGAATAGCAGAGTCAATGTCTGGTGCATTTTCACTTTTATTTATGTCATGTAAAAGACGTAGGGCTTCAAGCTTTAGACGACTACGTGTGCCTTTTTGTTTTTCAACATCATCATCTTCTTGATCCAAAATAAAGCTGATAGTAAGAGCCTTTATGTCTCCTGAAGTTATTTCAGCAGAAGGAGGAAGTTGGTTTATAAGTTGCTCCAGTTTATTCTTCTTCGTAGTCATCTTTCATCTCCTCCTTCATTACTTCCTTGGCTTTTGGAATAGGACGAACACTCATAGGCTTTCCAGCTTTCTTATGAGCCATCATTGGAGACATACCCTTATCCATTAGTTTTTTCATTTTCATCATGTGAGGAGCACCGTATTTGTATTTCATTCGTTGTAAGTCAGACATTGATGTATCTTCGTATTCACAACCTTCACACATGTTGTCTTCCATTTCAGAACCGCAGTCAGGGCATTGTCCTTTTCCGCATCTATCACAGCAGGCACCTTTACCTCTGGCTTTTGGTGAAGCATCACAATGAGAACACTTTTCACCTTCAGGCATAGGATACTCACCTGTATCTTCTTCTTCATCTACATCCATTTCATCCCCTTGACTGAAAGAAATAGAAATAGAACTTATCTTTTTAGGATCAAGGTTTGCTATAGAGGATAGCAGTTTAGATGCAGCCTCTTTCATTATCATTTTATCCATAATAAAAATACTCCTTTATAAAATAGATGGACGCAAGCGCTATACATACAGCCAATAATACAAGCGCATTGCGTATTGGCTTGCCAATGTTTGTTGTAGGCACTTTTGCTTTAGCTTTCTTTAGTTCGTGAACTGGTTTTAGAGGCTTTCCATTTACTTCAAGTAAAAGTTCAGCTATGCGTTTAGACATTTCCTCCACCTCCTTCTCTATGTTTTTGTATGGCTTCCCATTCACTTTTATCTACTTCTCTTGCATCACCACCTTTTAGAACGCTATTGACTCTTGCTCTCGCCCAAGCATGTTGAGAAACACCGGGTCTGTGTCCGCTTGAAGCCCAAGCAGCAAGCCCTTTATTATAAATACTTTGTAAGGCTGAAAGAGGAGCATTCTCTGCTTTAGCCAGTTCAGCAAGAGAACCAGCTCGGGCTGGTTCACCAGCCCCTTCACCTTTATTGTATTTACTTTTTTCTTTAGCAGGCGACTCATCACCGGGAAG